CGGCCACGCTAGTGCCCGGTTGAGTTCTGCCCGACAAGCAGTCCGCAGTGGTTTAAGACATTGCTGTCCCCAATCCTCTTTTCTACCTCGTCGCTAATCCCGATGCACGGTACGGTTTGAGAGTTTCAAACCGAACACCGCAGATTTTCAAACTATCCATCAAATCTCTATTCAATAAAGACTTGACGGCTCTAGTTAGTTGTCTGCGCTGGCTAGCTGCCGTTTTCACGCGGCAGCCCGCGGAGTACATCAGAATCCTCCAGCCTGTTATTTCTGAAATGTCGAAAATTCTCAAGACAAGGGGTAAAGTTGGTCTAATCGAGTGGTGTAAGAACCACCGACTAGCCCTTCTTCATTACCTGTCAGGAGAGTCAAAGACAAAACGAGTAGCAGGGGTCCTGCTTGACAAAGATGATTTCCCTAAGCGGTTAGGACTCGGTGTTAAAGAGAGAATTAAAGAAGATACCCTCTTATTGAGGCTACTTCTTACATTACTCTTTTCAACTCGAGCTCTAAGAGTCGGAAAGAAGTGTAGTACAAAGAGTATTACTCAGCTTCCGTTAAATTCGGAACTTGAGTGTTACAATAAGTACTGTACTGATTTCTGGCGTGCTTTGGGTTATCGTCCTAGTAAGACTAGGGTTCCCACCCGGATTAAGTGGAGAGGCTTCCATTTTACTACCAAGGCCGGGCCCTCTAAGGGACAAGCCTTGTATAATTCAATGGTTGACCTCTTACTCGTGAGAGCTGATAATCAGCTCATTTCGAGTATTTGGACATTAGGTGGATCGGAACTAAAGAGAAGAATGAAAATCCTTTTCTCTATTCTATCCATCCTGCCCAAAACCTTTTATCCGAAAACTGGAACTACGCTTAGGCGTATTACATGGTTCCCGGCTCAGGAAGTGAAAACGAGAGTAGTGGCTATCTTGGACTATTGGTCCCAGACAGCACTCCTCCCATTTCACAATTACCTGTTCCAGGTTCTACGTAAAATCCCTCAAGATTGTACATTTGATCAAGGTTCTTTCACCGAAAAGGTAAAGGACTGGCAGGAATACTACAGTGTCGACCTTACGGCCGCTACTGATAGGTTCCCTATCAAAGTGATCTCCTTTGTATTAAGGGGATTACTTCCTGATCATTTTGTAAATGCTTGGGAGTATGTCATGACAGGTCTTCCTTTCGATTTCCAGCAAGATAAGTTAACTTATAATGCTGGGCAACCCATGGGAGCTTATTCCAGTTGGAATAGCTTTGCTGTCGCTCACCACTACATTATGTACTGGTGCTGTCGAGAGCTTGGGATTGATTGGAAGACTTCCAAATACGTAATGCTAGGAGATGATGTCCTTATTGGAGATCGTCTACTGGCGTTAAAGTATAAGGAAGTCATGGCACACTTAGGCGTGGAGATCTCAGCCATGAAGACACATGAATCAAAGCAACTCTTTGAGTTTGCTAAGAGACTGTTTCTAAATGGTAGGGAGATCTCACCTTTTCCAATTTCTGCTATCGTGGAGAGTTCGAGAAGAGTTTATCTCTTAACGAATCTCCTCATGGCGGAGAAGACGAGGAGTTGGGATTGGCCCACTGGGGTCCCCAGAGCTATTGAAGAGTTCTATTCCTATGTCCTCAAGCAGAATCGCACTCAAGCGGTTCGTGCAAGAGACAGGGCTCTCTCTTCGGAGCAAGGCACATTAGTGCTAAGAGGCACCGTGTCGGCCTACTCTGCTCTTTCGAGCTTAGCAGGGCAACGCAGTGTCCTACTTCCACCGCTACCTAGTCGAGATGCTGAAAGCATCTTTTCTAAAGTAGCGATGGACGTCTTCGTTGAGAAGGGCTCTTTGGATTGGCGGTCAGGTAGACCTCTTGGGTATTTAGCCCAAGAGCTGACCATCATCCTCACAGGATTAGAATTATCTTCAGTGGTGGGAGCAGCGGTCCACGACGTCCCTAGTTCCTTTCCTCTTCTGAACTGTTATGGTCAGACGAGTGAGAAATATATGGAAGTCATGGATCAGATCTCTAACATCTACAAGCCTGGAAGCCAGGGATGGCCAATGACCTTACGGTCTTTGACTATTCCTGTTTCAGACGAAGTATTTGTAGAGAGATCTACCAACACTGTCGCGCGTGTTGGCGCCGTCTTTGGAGAAAAGGTCCTAAACCATCTTATTGCTACTTACGGGATAAATAATTTATCTCGCATCCATCCTTCGATTGCCTTATAGGGGGGTTAATCCTATAAGGTTGTTCAACCTAAGGTGGTAGCTGTCGGATTCGGTGCCTTAACTCCGCTCCCCTTCAGTCGCTCCTGACTGAAGCGGACTCTTCTCAAAATCCTTGAGAGCTTAAGCTCTCTTGGTGCCAGGTAACCATTCCTGGGGGGCGAGAAGAGACCTTTCCTCTCGGTCGACCGTCGACCTATTACGAC